AACCCGTCATGGTTCACTAATCTTTGGATCCTTGTAGTCGCGAGTATTTATGGTATAAAGGGAACACAAATATTCCGAAATGGAGGGAAAAAATAATGAGTAAAAAATCAAGAAGAAGAAATAGAAAAATCCTTGGTGCGTTAGGTGCTTTAGGAGCCCTCGCATTAATGGGAAGAAGAAAAGGAACTGCTGCAGCAGATGTTGATAGTGGTAGAGGAAGTGGTCTGAGACCTACAGTTGATGACATGCCTAAAACACCTAAAAGAAACACAGTTGTTAAAACACCAACAACTATCCAAGATAGCATGCCAAGAGTTGGTATGAAAAAAGGTGATATAAAACCTAAAAATGTAAAATCAAAAAGAGTAACTGATAAAGGTGAAGTATATACTATTCAAGATGCTAAAAAAGGGATAGCTCCTAAAGTTGGAAATGTAAAAAGTGCTTTTGTTAACAAAGATTATATCTATCAAGACGGTATGCCATATACTAAAGGTAGATATGGAACATTTAAAGCAAAACAAGAGATGGATAGAGGAATGTTACCACCTCAATTAAGAAATCCAGATAGACCAAATCTAACAAATGTTCAAAGCAATACTAGAAGAACATTTAAAAATTTTATTGACGGTATAAGATCAGAACCTTCTTTTTCAGGATTAGCTGAGAATGATTATGCTGCTAAAGATGGTGGCAGAATAACTAAAAAAGGTGTTAAACGAGGAGCCGCAAAACGTGGTTTCGGTAGAGCATATAAAAAGGGAAAAAGATAATGCCAGGAACAATGATGATGAAGAGACCTATGATGAAAAAAGGTGGCAAGGCTTTGAAAAAAGTTAAGCCAAATCAAAAAGGTTTAAAGAAGTTACCCAAAAAAGTTAGAAACAAAATGGGTTACATGAAGGATGGTGGAAGAGCGAAGTAATGGCTAAACTTTGTCCAAGAGGTAAAGCAGCAGCGAAGCGTAAATTCAAAGTTTACCCGTCTGCATACGCTAACATGTATGCTTCTAAAGTTTGCAAAGGTAAGGTTAGAGCAAGCGCGAGAAACGGTGGTTTCATTGCAAAAGGCTGCGGTAAAATTATGAAGGGCAAAGAGAAAGTAACTAGAATAGTCTAATGGGCGATTTAAAAAAATGGGTAAATCAAAAATGGGTAGATATTGGAGCCCCAAAGAAGGATGGAAAATATCAACCTTGTGGAAGAAAATCAGCTTCTGGTTCAAAAAGGAAGTACCCGAAATGCGTACCACTTGCAAAAGCCACACGAATGACAAAGTCGCAAAAGGCGAGTGCTGTCAGACGAAAAAGAGCTGCAGGTAATCCTGGAGGCAAGCCAACAAATGTTGCAACATTTGCAAAAAGAAAAAGAATGGCTTTCGGAGGTAGAGTATAATGAGTAAAGGTACTATGCCAGCACGAAACAAAAAGAATTTCAGACCTACAAAGTCTGGAGCAGGTATGACAAGAGCCGGTGTCAAAGCCTACAGAAAAATGAATCCCGGTTCAAAATTAAAAACAGCGGTCACTGGCAAGGTCAAGCCGGGATCAAAAGCTGCTAAACGACGTAAGTCGTATTGCGCTAGAAGCGCCGGCCAAATGAAACAATTTCCGAAAGCAGCAAAAGATCCTAATTCTAGACTACGTCAGGCTAGAAGAAGGTGGAAGTGCTAGACAAAATAATCTATACATTTTTTGGTTGGTTAGACATTTTCTCTCAGTTCATTGATCGTCTTTTTGAAAGGAGAAAAAATGAGAAGAGCAATACTAGACGCACTAAGAGCTAGATACGAAGCTGAGATTGCAGAAGCAGACGCTACTGCAAATATATTTTTGGATAACTCAGTTGGTATCGGAGAACATCCACAACACATCGAAGAAGTAAATAAACAAATCGAAAAAATAGCTAACGCAAAAGAAAAGCTAGATGTTTTAGATGAGTTTGAACCTGAGAAAGGGAGTGCATTATAATGGACTTTATAGATAAAATTAGAAAAGTAATTAAGTTAAGACATGATGATGTCGTAATTGCAATGACTAATGGTAATGTTGACAGTATGGAAAAATACCAGTATATGTTAGGGCAGATACGAACTTATCAGTATCTATTACAGGAAATATCCACCCTGCTAAAAACAAAGGAGCAAAATGACAGCGAAGGAACAATTATCAGCATCAAACCAAAAGATAGTTCTACCAAATAAAGAATTAGTTGGTGTTGAAAAAGAAAAGAAAAAAGAAATTAACGAAGAATCTAAACTACCAGAACCAACAGGTTGGAGAATTTTAGTTTTACCTTTTAAACAAAAAGAGAAAACTAAAGGTGGTTTAATATTAGCAGATGAAACAGTAGAACGATCACAAGTAGCATCGACTTGTGGTTTAGTTTTAAGAATGGGTCCACACTGCTATGATAAAGAAAGATACCCCGAAGGACCTTGGTGTAAAAAAGGTGACTGGATTATCTTTGCAAGATACGCTGGATCACGAATTAAAATCGATGGGGGTGAGATAAGACTTCTTAATGATGATGAAGTTTTAGCAACCGTGGAAAACCCTGAAGATATATTTCACGAATTTTAACAATCATAGGAGATACTATGCAAGAAGAAGAAAAGAAAACAATTGATATCGACACATCTGGTCCGGATGTAGATGTTGAATTGCCAGAAGAAAAAACAGAAGAAGTTGCAGAGCAACTAACGGAGGACACAACAAATGAAACACAAGAGCTTAAAGACGGTGGTAGCGCCGATGACTCATCTGAGAAACCTGTGGAGCAGTCTGCTGTTCAGGAAGGTGATAAGCCAGAAGACAACAGTAAACAAATTGAAGAGTATTCTGAAGGCGTTAAAAAGCGAATAGCTAAACTAACGAAAAGAATGCGTGAAGCCGAAAGGCAAAAAGAAGAAGCTTTACGTTATGCAGATAGTGTTAAAAAGGAGAGAGACCAATTTAAAACTACAGCAGACTCTTTAGATAAAAATTATGTTGCAGAAATGGAAGGTAGAATTACTTCTTCTATTGCAGCGGCTCAAGAGAAATTAAGAGCTGCCAGACAAGCAGAGGATACTAAAGCTGAAACAGAAGCTTTAGCAGACATTTCTCAACTTGGTTATGAACAAGGTAAATTAGCTGAATTGAAAACTGCACATCAGATGCAAGAACAGGAAGCTAAAGAAAAACCTGTTAAACAACCAGAACTATATCAACAACCACAAAGACAAGTTCAAACTCCGCCAGATCCTATGGCAGAATCTTGGGCTGAAAATAACGATTGGTTCGGTAAAGATAGTGCAATGACATATACGGCGTTCGATTTGCATAGAAAACTTACCGAAGAAGAAGGAATTGACCCTAGATCTAAAGAATATTATGATGAAATAGACAAAAGAATTCGTTTGGAATTTCCCCATAAGTTTGATACATCTAAGGACAAACCAGTTAGTAAACCTACACAAACCGTTGCCTCTGCAACGCGTAGTACAAAGACTAACCGTAAATCTGTGAAACTCACATCATCACAGGTAGCAATTGCTAAAAAATTAGGTGTGCCACTAGAAGAATATGCGAAACAACTTATGAACACGAAGGAGGTATAGGCATATGAAAAAAGAACAACCAACTCGTGCGAGCCAAGCAAAGAAAAGTGATTCAACAAAAGTTGAAGCACAATCAAAAACGGTAGCTCCAAAAGAGAGACCAAAAGTTTGGACTCCACCATCGTACTTAGATACGCCCAACGCGCCAAATGGATATAGACACAGATGGGTCAGGACAGAAATCCTAGGGTTCGTAGACACTAAAAACATACAAGGTCGATTAAGATCTGGTTATGAATTAGTTAGAGCTGACGAATTTCCCGAAGAGGACTATCCCGCAATCACAGATGGCAAATACGCAGGGGTGATCGGGCACGGAGGCCTTGTGCTGACAAGGGTACCAGAGGAGATCGCGCAGCAAAGAACTGAATACTATGCTAAACAAGCACAGGACCAGCAGGCTGCAATAGACGCCGATCTTGCGAAGGAACAGCATAAGAGTATGCCTATCAATGTAGATAGAGATACTCGTGTAACCTTCGGTGGTTCAAAGAAAAGTTAATTTTTTAACAATTCCGAAACCAGCGAAATAACCGTACTGGAGGCCCGTAAGGGCAGGTACATTTTAAGGAGAAACGTATGGCTAACGCGTCAACAACTGGGTTCGGTTTTAGACCCATTAAAAAAGTTGGTCAGACAGATAACGTAGGTGCTCTTACAGAGTACAGCGTTGCAGCTTCTTCTGCTTTAATTTCGCATGCAGCAATGGTGCAATTAACTGCAGATGGTGTTGTACTCGCTTCAGGAAACACAGATGCAAACAATCTGGGTACACTGAACGGCGTTTTCTACACTGACGCTACAACTAGTAAACCAACGTTCAGCAACTATTCACCAGCAAGTAACACTGCTACTGATATCGTTGCTTTCGTAAACGACGACCCAAGACAGGTTTATGAAATCATGTCTGCGGACACTGCATTCAACCAAAATGAAGTTGGTGGATGTGCTGACCAAGTCGTAGCGGCGGGATCATCTCCGTTGTATATTTCGAAATCAAAAATTTCGGCTACAACAGGTGCTTCAATCGCTCAACTTAAAATCCTAGGTGTTTCTAGAGATCCTGATCATTCAGATACTACTGCTGAGGGCTTTGCTCTTAGAATTATTATCAATGAGCACATTCTTGGAAACAACGTGGCAGGTATATAAGGAGTAATTAAATTATGGCTATATCACGTAATCAACTAGTTAAAGAACTAGAGCCAGGTTTGAATGCCTTATTCGGCCTGGAGTATAAACAGTATGAACAAGAACATGCTGAAATATACACAACTGAGTCATCTGACAGAGCTTTTGAAGAAGAAGTTATGTTATCAGGTTTCGCTCAAGCACAAGTTAAACCAGAAGGTTCTGGTTCTTC